GGCGGTGAATGTAAGGGTGGTAAGAATTGCATGATGGAAGGTAAGGAAGAAAAGAACGGCAAGAAGGGTGGCAAGATTGAGATTGAGATTTCATTGCCTATGCGCGGTTCACGGACTGCTAAGAACAAGGCTAAAAAGAAATGATTAAGCGTGGTAAAGAGGAGTTCATAGGCTATAACAAGCCAAAGAAAACCCCTAATCATCCTACTAAGAGCCATGCTGTACTTGCAAAGTCAGGAGACGAGGTTAAGTTGATTCGTTTCGGGCAGCAGGGGGTTAGTGGTAGTCCAGACGGAAGTAAGCGCAATGAGGCATTTAAGGCTCGTCATGCGGGTAATATTTCTAAGGGCAAGATGAGTGCAGCTTGGTGGAGTAATAAAATAAAGTGGTGATTCCTAAGACGTTAAATCTAGGCTCCGGCAAGGACTGGAAAAGACATTGCTTTAACGCAGATATATTGCTTAGAGTTAATCCTGATTGGTGGGTAGATATATCTAAGGTCGAATTCGGTCAGGTTATTGATTCTCCGAGGTTCGGCAAGGTAACTATTGAGAAGGGAATGTTTAAACTTGTCGTCGCAAACGATGTTTTGGAACATATCCCTGACCTTGTGTCGTCAATGACGAATATTAAGGACATATTAGAGGTTGGTGGTCAGCTTCACATTAGCGTACCGTATGAGCTAAGTCTTGGTGCATGGCAAGATCCGACACACGTTAGAGCGTTTAACGAGAATAGCTGGCTGTACTATACCGAGTGGCACTGGTATCTAGGGTGGGAAGATCGATTCAACCTATCGTCAATGGAGTTTAAGCTGTCAGAAATCGGTCAGAAAATGATGGATAAGGGTATTCCTGACGATGAGATTATGCGTACTCCTAGAGCAGTAGACTCCATGAAGGTTGTTTTAACTAAGATAAGTTTATAGTCGGTAGGTTTTAAGTTTACAGTCAGGAGCTTACTTGCAAGCAATTGTTATCGCTACAGTAAATAGCCCAAGCATCCACGTACTATTGGAGAGCATTAATCAATATGCAGCAGAATTACCAATATACATTAGTGGAAATAGTCTGGAGTTATGGGGAAAAATTAGAGCAAGACTTAAAAATGATCGAGTCGTGTTCCGACCAAATACTGCTACCAATTTCGGAGATGCGTATAATGAAATTGTCTCCTATGCGTTCAATACAGGGCATTACGATTCATTAATCATTGCTAACGATGACGTAGTGCTAACGCCAAATACTATTGAAAAGATGCAAGAAGATTGGGATATGGTTACTAGGGAGTTCTTAACTGGCTTTCTAGGAGCGAGATCAGATTACGTATTACCAGATCAGAATATAAGAGTACCAGTAGACGAAGATACTATTGTCGGGCTGCGTTGGAATAGCGAGAACCATATAAAGATGGTTGATGTGATTGCTCCCATATTTGCGGCTATAAGTAGGAAGGCATGGGATGTAGCACAATTCCCTAGCACTAATTGGTATTCAGACAATATAATATGCTATGACTTAAACAAGGCTGGTTATCAGCACTTTGTAAGTCGTGGATACGTTCATCATGCAGGATCGCAGACGGTTGGAACAGACTTTGCTAAGTGCCATGAAGAACCAAGAGAGTGGATAAGAGTTAATCGACCAGATATGTACGAAGTATTTTACGCATGACACCGGAAAGGTAATGCAAAAATGGAAACAAATAAGGTTAAAGAAACGCCGAAAATCGGTGAAGGACTAGCAGGGCCAGGTAGACCTAAAGGATTGCCTAATAGAAGCACTCAGATAGTCCGAGAGGCTATTGCTAACCTATTAGAGCGCAATGCAGGGAACATGGACAGATGGCTTAATGAGGTAGCTCAAGACGATCCTTATAAGGCACTTGATCTAATGAATAAGCTAAGTGAGTACCATATACCTAAGCTGGCTAGGACTGAGATAAGTGGCATTGATGGTGCTCCTCAACAGCACGTGGTCACATGGCAGAAGTAAATCAATTTGACGAGCTTGAGAACTTCAAGAACTGGTGGCTAAGTTCAAGGCCGATTAATACTCCAGACTTGAATGCTCTGACTTATGTGGCTGAGACTCATGGCGTTGTCTTGTATAGACAGGATTGCTATCAGGTTGAGATGTTCCTTGTAAAGCCTAACTCTGAGATAGAGCCTCATATTCATCCGAATGTAGACTCATTTGAGGTTTACATAGGTGGTGACATTAACTTCATGTGTAATGGAGAATGGTTCGGGCAGAATGTCATTGGAAACTCTATTCGCGTTTATCCTAATAGCTGGCATGGTGGTAAGTTTGGTGAACGAGGCGGCTGCTTTATTTCTGTGCAAAAGTGGTTAAACGGTGTTGAGCCTAAGTTCGTTGGTGATGATTGGGTGGATACCAAGAACACTGGTTCCTACAAAGAAAATAGGGAATCTGATACCTAATGGCAGAAGTAATCGAGATCGCTTATAAGCCCCGTGAACAACAAAGGCTGATTCATGAGGCAGTAGACACGCACAGGTTTACAGTTGTAGTGGCGCATCGAAGGATGGGCAAGACTGTTAGCGCGATTAATCATCTAATCAAGGCTGCCATTGAGTGCAACAAACCAAACCCAAGATTTGCCTATATTGCTCCGACTTATGCTCAATCCAAACGTGTGGCTTGGGATTACCTGCTTGAATTTACTCGTCCTCTTGGTGCTGTTGCTAATATCAGTGAACTTAGGGTTGACTTTTGGGGTAGGCGCATTAGCCTTTACGGGAGTGATAATGCTGACAGCTTGCGTGGGCAGTATTTCGATGGCGTTATCCTTGATGAAATAGGCGACCAGAATCCTAAGATATGGAACGAGGTTATACGTCCAGCGTTAGCCGATAGGAATACAGACGAGGCTCCTACGTGGTGCTTATTCATTGGTACACCTAAAGGCAGGAACCATTTCGCAGAGTTCAGAGATAGAGCTAAGACTGCTGAAGGTTGGGCATTACTAGAGTTTAAGGCTAGTGATACAGGGATACTAGCGGATAAAGAACTTAAAGACGCTCGTAAGGAAATGGGCGATGACAAGTACAACCAAGAGTTTGAATGCAGCTTTGACGCAGCCGTAGAGGGTTCTTATTATGGGCAGATTATCAACAATCTTGAGGAGAAGAACCGGATCACCACTATTGAACGTGATGACTTATGTAAGTCTTATGTTGCTTGGGATTTGGGGATTAGCGATTCTACTAGTCTGTGGGTTGCTCAGGTGGTTGGAAAAGAGGTACGTCTCATTGATTACACGGAAAACCACGGTGTCGGTCTGGACTGGTACGTATCATGGCTCAAAGACAACAAGTACGAAGGCTTCGCGCAATTCCTCCCGCACGACGTAGAGGTACGTGAACTAGGTACAGGAAAGAGCCGTAAAGAGGTTTTACAGGAAGCTGGACTGGATATAACTGTAGCTCCACGATTGTCGATTGCAGATGGCATACAAGCCACTAGAAGGTTATTGCCGCAGTGCTGGTTCGATCACAAGACTAAGACAGGGTTAGATGCTCTTAGGAACTATCGCAGAGAGTATAACGAGAGGCAGCAAGTGTTCTACGATAAGCCGCTACATGACTGGTCTAGCCATGCGTCTGATGCGTTTAGATACCTAGCGATAAGCCTTGACCAAGACGAGACTTCATGGCAGTCAGATTTGCCCATTAACACTAAATGGATTGTATAATTGCGAAAATCCTAAGAGGAACGCATTATGATGGACGAAGGCACAATTAAAGGCATTATCGAGAATGAGATTGATAACTCGATAGGCTATCTTGACACCGAAACTACAGAAGATCGTCGTAGAGCGTTAGAGTATTACTTACGCAATCCTTACGGTAATGAGCAGGAAGGTCGCAGCCAGATCGTCACAGGTGAGGTAGCTGAAGCCATTGATGGTGCGTTGCCACAATTGATCCGCGTATTCACTACGACTGAGGATATTGTCTACTTTGAGCCTAAAGGCCCGAAGGATGAGGAGACAGCTAAACAGGCTACGGATTACTGTAACTGGGCTTTCTATCGTGATAATGATGGGATGCTTATCCTGCATAACTGGTTTAAGGATGCACTGCTACAGAAGGTAGGCGTAGTTAAGTCGTATTGGGATGACAAGGTAGATGTACGTAAGGAAGAATATAAGAATCTGACTGAGGACGAGTTAGCATTATTGCTATCAGATCAGTCGCTTAAAGTTGTCAAGCAGAAAATAGAGTACACAGAGCAGCAAGATATGATGGGCAATATCATTCAGATACCATCGTATGAAGTGTATGTTCAGCGCACAGAGGAATCAGGTAGCGTAAAGATTGAGAACGTACCGCCTGAGGAGTTCTTAATATCCAAGTCTGCTCGTAACATTGAGGAGTCTAGCTTTGTAGCCCATCGTCGGCTGATGACTCGTTCAGAGTTGATTGCTATGGGCTTTGATAAGGATATTGTCGAGGACTTAGCGACTTATAACGATCTTGAGTTTAGTCCTGAGCGTATTGCACGTTTCCCTAATGGTGAGCAGCCAGACCAGAATACCAGCCTAGATCAGGCTATGCAGACACTTGAGGTATACGAGTGCTATATACGTATAGATGAGGATGATGACGGTATAGCTGAGTTGCGTCGCATTATCTATTGTGGCTCAGAGATACTCGAAGATGAGGAGTGTGACTACATTCCATTCCACTCTATCTGCCCGATACCTATTCCGCACAAGTTCTTTGGTCAGTCATTGGCTGATCGGACTATGGACATCCAGCTACAGAAGTCCACGATTACTCGTCAGAGCTTGGATAACCTGTATCTAACTAACAACAGTCGTGTTGGTGCGGTTGATGGTCAGGTCAACATGGATGACTTGCTCAATGCTACACCAGGTGGCGTTATCCGCTTAAAGAACCCTAATGCACTTGTACCATTAACGGTACAGAGTACGTTTAGCCAGGCTATGCCGATGCTGGAATACTTGGACTCGGTACAAGCCAAGAGAACTGGTGTTAATGATGCACAGCAAGGACTTGATCCAGACGTATTGAACAATGTAACGGCTACGGCTGTGGCTGCGATGATGAAGTCTAACTCTGGCAAGTTGGAGTTGATCGCACGTATATTCGCTGAGACAGGTGTTAAGAGCTTGTTTAAGGGCATCTTGCATCTATTGGGCAAGTATCAGGATAAGCCTCGTGTCGTTCGGATGCGTGGTAAGTATGTGACGTTTGATCCACGTACATGGGCTAATGAGTACGATATTAGCGTCAATGTAGGTCTAGGTTCAGGTGACAGAGAGCAGAAGCTAGCTATGCTTCAGATGGTATTAGCCAAGCAGGAGCAGATCATCCAGCAGTATGGCCCGTCTAATCCATTGGTATCTATCGGTCAGTATCGCAATACGTTAGCAAAGTTCATCGAGTCGGCAGGTTTCAAAGATGCTAATGAGTTCATGAATGAGATCACACCGGAACAGAACGCGCAGTTATCCCAACCTCAACCTCCTAGTCCAGATGCCCAAGCAGAGATTGCTAAGATGCTTGCAGAGGTGGAGAGAGAGAAAACTCAGGCAAAGGCGCAGATTGATGCGGCGAAACTTGATCTGGAAAAACAGACTATGCAAGCCGAATATACCCGTAAAGGTATAGAGATACAGATGAAGAACCAGCGTGATACGGCTGAGTTACGTATTAAAGAGGCTGAGTTAGCAGTTAAGCAATTGCAAGCTGTCCTGGCTATGGACTTAGCTGACGAGTCTACGAAGAACAAGCAGACTGAGCTTACACTTAAAGCATTACGTGAACTAGGCTCATTGACTAGAGGTATGGCGTGAATAGAACCGAATGGGCATTGAACCTATTGAGAGATGAATACTTCATTGAGATGATGGAGGAGCTACGAGGCGTAGAGTTAGCCAAGTTTCTCAACAGTGATTATTCGGATGTAGAGACGCGTGAGCAAGCATATCTACGGATTAGAGTGCTTGAATCTATTGAGAATTATGTACAGGGATTAGCGGATCAAAAGCTAATTGACCAAAAAAAGTTAAAGATTTTGTAGTCCGAATCGGGCGGTTCCCGATATAATTAAGGAAACATTAATGAGCGATACTCAGAACACGACACCCGAGGGTAGTGGTGAGTTGACGGTAGAAGGTGCAGCTAACGCTTTCTTGAGCATGATGGATCGGGAAGATGGCTCCGATAAGGAACAACCAGAATCCGCTTCAGAAGCTAACGAAAGCGAGGCCGAATCAGATGATTATGAGTCTGAGGTAGAACAAGAGGATGACGGTGAGGAGCAAGAGCAGCCCACGTACCTGGTTAAAGCAGCCGGAGAAGAACGTGAGGTAACGCTTGATGAGCTTATCAAGTCTTATCAACTTGGCACGGATTACACCAAGAAATCGCAAGCTGTAGCAGAGGATCGCAAAGCTGTAGAAGCCGAGCGTCAAGCAGTTCAAGAAGCTAAGGCAATGCGTGATACGTACGCGCAAAGACTTGAGATGATTGAGCAGATGTTACAGCCACAGCAGGAAGAGAATCTGGACTACCTGAAAGAGACTGATCCTATTGGGTACAGTGTCAAGGTAGCGGAGATGATTCAGAGAGATAAGCAGTTAGCTGCTGTACAGGCTGAGAGGGGTCGAATCCATCAGCAACAGGAGCAGGATAGACAAGCACAGATGCAGCACGTAGTCGCTGAGGAAATGCAGAAATTGTCTAGCTTTATCCCTGAGTTTACTGATCCGGCTAAAGGTGAAGCGATTAGAAATGATATTCGTGCCTTTGGTAAGCAGATCGGGTTCTCTGATAACGAATTAGCGGCTGTCTATGATAGTCGTGCGGTACTAACTCTGTATAAGGCTATGCAGTACGACAAGTTAGTTGCTAGTAAGCCAGCTATCACTAAGAAGGTGAACGAGGCTCCTAAAGCGATTAAGTCTGGCGTAAGCAAACCTAGAGATAGTAATGCTGAAGAAATGAAGAAACTAAAGGCACGAGCTAGATCAAGCGGAAGTATCCGCGATGCAGCAAGTGTATTTGAACGCTTTTTATAAGGAATTAAATCATGGCTATTTATAATGCTTATGACGCTATTGGTCAGCGTGAAGATTTGACCGACATCATTTATGACATCTCCCCGACTACTACTCCATTCATGAGTTCTATCGGTAAGACTAAAGCTACGGCTGTTTACCACGAGTGGCAGACCGACTCTCTTGCAGCCGCTACTACAAATAACGCTGCTGTTGAGGGTGCTGACGCTTCCGATGCAACTTTGTCGCCTACTACTCGTTTGGGTAACTATACTCAGATTCTGCAAAAGACTATCAAAGTCTCCGGCACTCTGGATACAGTTAATAAAGCAGGTCGTAAGTCCGAAAAGGCATACCAGTTGGCTAAGGCTTCAAATGAGCTAAAGCGTGACTTGGAAACTATCCTCTTGGCTAACCAAGGTCGTTCGGCTGGTACAACTAACTCTACTGCTCGCAAGATGGGTTCGTTGCTGTCATGGATCAAGACTAATTCGTCCGTCCAGACTAACGGTGGTGATCCAACGACTATCGGTGTATCGACACGTACAGACGGTAACACTCGTACATTTACTGAGACTCTGCTGAAAGAAGTAGTTGCTGAGGTATTTGCTTCGGGCGGTACTCCTAAGATTCTGATGGTTGGTGCTACTGGTAAACAGAAAGTATCTAGCTTCACAGGTCTGTCGGCTTATCGTTATAACGTCAATGCTGGTGGTGGTGGTGCTGGCGTTGGTGCTGCAACTATCGTTGGCGCGGCAGACGTTTATTTGAGCGATTTTGGTTCAATGAGCGTGGTTCCTAATATTTTCATGCGTACACGCGATGCTCTGGTGCTTGATCCTGAGTATGCTGCAATCGCTTATCTGCGTCCTTTCATGACTAACGAGCTTGCAAAAGCTGGTGATGCTGACAAGACTCAGATTTTGGTTGAGTGCACATTGGAAGTTAAGAATGAAGCTGCTCATGGCATCATTGCTGACTTAAATATGGCACTGTAATTGAATAGCCCCTAGGGATTCGTCTCTGGGGGCGTTTACGAGGACTTATGGACTATAGACAACAGGTTGTGCATGCGGACGGTGATGGTGGCATTATCATCGAGACTAAACAGGACGTTACTGAGATATTAGACAGTAACAACCATATCAGGGAAGCAGATAAGGCAAGACTCGGACACATTAAAGATTTGCATCACGTAGCCAGGATACCTTTTACAGTCATTGATGACTTGAATAAAAAGGGTGTTATGAGAGGCTTTACTATCATTGATGATGTAGCGTTTGCCAAATGGCTCAATAGCTCTGATAATGCACAATGGAAAGTCTATAGGGGTACTATCTAATGGGTATAACAGTTGGTGTATGTGTTCCAGCACGTGACGAGGTTCATACAGGATTCGCGTTTGACTTTGCGAAGATGGTGGGACGAGATTCTAAGTTTCGCTGTGGTTCTGGTGAGAACGGGCTGAAGTTATATACGATGGCAGGGACGTTGATATTCGATCAGAGAGAAAAGCTGGTTGATACGGCGTTAAAGGAAGGCTGCGACGTTATCCTGTTTATTGACTCAGATATGCGGTTTCCTAGCGATACGATAGATATATTGTTGAGCAGGGATGTACCGATTGTTGGGGTTAATGCGGTAACTAGACGTAAGCCGACGCTACCTACGGCATTGAATTTAGATTTACAAAAAGACAAAGATGGCAACATTATTAGTCACGCTTGGCATAAAATAGACTCTAAAGGAAAAGAAGGAATAGAGCCTTGTACTGCTGTAGGTGGCGGTGTTGTAATGATTCGTAAAGAAGTATTCGAGGCGATTAAGAAGCCTTGGTACGACGTAGGATGGGGTTCTAAGGGAATTATAGGCGAGGATGTACATTTCTGCGTCAAGGCCTTAGATAACGGATTCCAGACGTATGTAGATCACAGTCTGTCTAAGCATATCGGTCACATTGGTACGTATGAGTATCGGTGGGAAGATGTAGAGGATGGGGCTGTTGAAAGACACAATTCAGGGAATTAGCGATGACGGATTACAGTTCGTTAAAGAGTACGATAGCTAATTATTTAGCCAGGAGTGATTTAACATCTGTAATACCTGACTTTATACGATTAGCTGAAGAACGACTACGTAGAGATTTAAGATCGCGTCAGATGCTTGTAGTGGCTACGGCTAATACAACGTCGGGCGATTCTACGCTTGGGCTACCTTCTGACTTCTTGGAGATGCGAGATATACACTTGCAGACTACACCAAGGTCACCAGTAACCTATTTTTCCCCTAATACTTTCTATGCAAAGGCTAGGGCTACAGATATAGGCAAGCCTGTTAATTACACTGTACTTGCTGCTGAAATACAGTTTGCTCCTATTCCTGATACTGCTTATAGCGTACAGATGCTTTATTACGCAAAGCCTGTGCTATTAAGCGATACAAATTCCTCAAATGTATTTCTTGCTAACTATCCAGATGCTTTGTTGTACGCTTCTCTGGGTGAGGCAGAACCGTATTTGATGAATGATGCTAGATTGCAAACTTGGGCTGCTTTATATGAGCGTTCGATTACTGCGATTAACATTGCGGATCAATCGAGTGAGTATGGTGGTCAACCTATGTCTATGTTTTCTTCGTGAGGTAAATTATGGCTGAGATGTCAAACTATTTAGAGAATGCGTTGATTAACGCTACTCTACGTAATGTAGGTTATACGAGTCCTACGACTTGTTTTGTAGCTTTGTATACGAGTGATCCGACTGATGCTGATGTCGGCACTGAGGTCACTGGTGGTTCTTATGCGCGTACTGCTGTGACGTTTGCATCCCCTAGTAATGGCGTATCGACGAACAGTGCTTCTGTGACGTTCCCTACGGCTACAGGTAACTGGGGAACTATAACGTACATTGGTATTCGTGATGCTGCTACGTCGGGTAACTTGATGTATCACACACCGCTAGATGCTTCTAAGGCTATCAATACGGGCGATGTATTCACTATTTCAACTGGTAATCTTTCCGTTACTCTGGAGTAATTATGGCGTTAGTTATTGCTGATCGGGTAAGGGAAACGTCCACCACTACCGGAACTGGCACTTTGACATTGGACGGTGCTGTTAGTGGCTATCAGAGCTTTAGTACCGCTATCGGCAATAGCAATACGTGTTATTACACAATTACTCTAGGTAGTGCATGGGAAGTAGGCATTGGGACTGTTAGTGCTGGTCAATTGGCTAGGACTACAGTTCTAAAGTCTAGTAATTCTAATTCTGCTGTTGATTTTGGTGCTGGAGCTAAGGACGTATTTGCTACTTATGCAGGTGATAAGGCTGTATCTACAGATTTAGCTCAGACACTAACGAACAAGACTCTGACTGATCCTGCGATTATTGGCACGATATTAGAGGATGTTTACACGATCACTGATGGTGCTGCGTTTGAGATTGACCCTGGTAATGGTTCAATTCAATTGATTACGTTAGGTGCTAGTCGTACTCCTAAAGCCACAAACTTTGTCGCCGGTGAGTCGGTTACATTGATGATTGATGATGGCTCTGCTTATACATTGACATGGACTGATGCGACATTTGGTGGCTCTGGTGTGGTTTGGAAAACAGACTCAGGATCAGCCCCGACGTTAAATACTACGGGCTACACTGTGATCGTACTGTGGGAAGTTGGCACACAGGTTTATGGTGCTCGCGTGGGAAATAATTAATGTTAACTTCACGACTAAAAAGTGCGGTCATAGCGTCTGCTGCTAATTACATAGAAGATGTATTTAGCACGTATCTCTATACGGGTACTTCGGCTAATAGATCAATTACTAACGACATTGATTTAGCCGGTAAGGGTGGGTTAGTATGGATTAAAACCCGTAGTGAGGTTTGGGAACATTACCTTGCAGATACAGTTAGAGGAACATCAAAAGCATTAGCTACAAATAATACTAGTCCAGAAAATACAGGACTTACAAATGCAATAACATCATTTAATTCAAATGGATTTTCATTAGGAATTGATACAAATTTAGAGGCTGTAAATAGGTCTCCAAAAACATATGTCTCATGGACATTCAGAGAACAAGCTAAGTTCTTTGATGTTGTGACGTATACGGGGAATGGAGCAAACAGAACTATTTCTCATAATCTCGGCTCTGTGCCGGGAACAATTATTATTAAGCGCACAGATACCACAAGCGCATGGGCTGTATATCACCGTAGTCTTGCTAACACAGAATACATGGTGCTAAATACTACGGCTGCAAAAGCTACAGGTGCAACGTATTGGAACAGCACCACTCCAACGTCAACAGTATTTTCTCTTGGAACGGCAACTGACGTAAACGCTAACGCTGGCACTTACGTAGCCTACCTATTCGCCCATGACGCTGGAGGCTTTGGCGCGTCTGGTACGGACAATGTGATTTCGTGTGGTAGTTATGTGGGGAATACAACAACCCCCCCATTTATTAACTGTGGATTTGAGCCTCAATGGGTATTAGTTAGGGCAGCAACAACAACTTCTGACTGGCTCATATTAGACAATATGCGTGGCGTATTTACAGGTTCAGCGGATGAGCCTTTTCTAAACGCAAACACAAGCGGAGCAGAAAGTGCAAATTTACGACTTGCTTTTAATGCCACGGGCTTTACTCCTGAAGGGTCAGGAACAGCGACAAACGCACCGGGTCAAACCCACATCTACATAGCCATACGTCGTGGCCCTATGAAAACGCCGACGAGTGGGACGAGTGTGTTTGGTTTATCAGCTAGAACTGGTACAGGTGCAAATGCAACTGTTACTGGCGGTCAAATAGATGATGCAGTATTAATTAAAAACAGAGGTTCGGCTGTCGCTTCTTTATTTTCTTCCAGACTTACTGGAACTGGTTACTTAGTTACTTCAACTACAGCAGCCGAGGTAGCCGCTGGTACAACCATACTTCAAGCAAATCCTTGGGATGTAATGAATGGTGTAAAAGTAGGAACTACGTCAACCATAACAAATGCTTCAGCAAACACTTTTATTAATTACCTTTTCCGTCGCGCCCCCGGCTTCATGGATGTGGTGTGCTATACGGGGAATGCCACTACAAACGTAGTTGCTCATAATTTAAGGGTGGTTCCAGAATTTATTATTATTAAATCTAGGTCATCTACAACTGAAGATTGGGGTGTGTATTGTTTGTCATTAAGCTCTGTTAATTTGAGACAATCTTTAAATCTTACTGATGCGTTATTTAACCAAGCATTGTTTGGTTCAACACCAACAACAACGCAATTATCTTTTAGTACCTCAAATCTAAATCAAAATGGTTCAGGGTACGTTGCTTACCTATTCGCTACACTTGCTGGCGTCTCCAAAGTAGGCAGCTACACTGGCAACGGATCAAGTCAAACTATCGCTTGTGGATTTACTGCTGGTGCTCGGTTTATACTTATTAAACGCACTAATTCAACAGGCGATTGGTACGTATGGGATACAGCTAGAGGTATTGTGTCAGGTAACGATCCTCATTTAAGTCTTAACACGACAGCAGCCGAAGTTACGACAAACGATACTATTGATCCTGATAATTCTGGTTTTATCGTCAATCAAGTAGCGGCAACGAACGTCAACGTAAACGCAGCGACTTACATTTTCTTAGCTATTGCTTAGGGTAAATTATGGAACTAAGAATTAGAGATACGGGCGCGGTGATGACGGAATCAGAGTTCCGTTCATTGCATCCGAATACCAGCTTCCCACAGCAGCTATCAGTTGCTTTGTTGGATGAGTTTGGTGCTGATCCTGTGCTAAATGGCGCACAGCCAACGGCTACTAGGTATCAGATTGTTGCTCGTGATGGCGTGGAAGAAATTAATGGTCAATGGTTTAGTAAGTTTACGGCTATTGATATAGATGCAGACGCTATTGCTGCTTTGGATGCCCAACAGGCTGCGTCACAACGGACTGAGCGTAATCGTCTAATAGCTGAGTGCGATTGGACACAAGTCGCTGATAGTCCTGTAGATAAGGAAGTATGGGCTACTTATCGTCAATTATTGAGGGATATTCCATCGCAAAGCGGGTTTCCTTGGGATATAACTTGGCCTGTGGAGCCATAAATGCTTGGATTTATTCCGTTAAGTGCTGCTGCGGTATCTGATGACTCACTGAGTACCATTATTGCTGCTAATGCGGCTGTCACTGGTAATGCGGTAGTTATTGCATCTGGGACTAGAACTGCTAACGGTGCTGCGGCTATATTAGGTAAAGCCATTGTAACGGCCTATGAAGGGGCTATACAGGGCAATGCAGCGATTACTGGCAGGGCTGTAGTAACTGCACTAGGCGGGTATAACAGAGAGGCTGTAGCGGCTATATTAGGTCGTGCTACGGTTACGGCTGACGGAGCTAAGTTAGTCTTAGGTAATGCGTCAATAGTGTGTGTCTCTACTGTATCTGCTGTTGCTAGCAATGTTGTCTTAGGTGGCGGACAATTTAATGTCACGACAGTTGTTGTAGCAAATGGTGGATTAATTGCACTAGGAAACGCTAGTATTACGGGCAAGGCTATCGTAACAACTAAAGGGATGATCTATGGTGAAGAATGGACTAAACAAGTTCCTGTGGGTGATACATGGCTAAGACAAGAGTAGCGTTTGGTGAGTGGACACCGGATCAGCCTGGCATTCTAGGCGGTGTAACTGAAGCTGTAAATTGCTATCCTGTGGCTAATGGATATGCTCCTATAAAGTCTATCCAGCCGTATCCTAACGCTGAGACTCAAGCTAGTGAAGCATTGCTAACCACGTTTGGTGGCAAGTTTGGCGGTCAGAATGTACTGTTTGCCGCTAGTGCATCCAAAATATTTAAGTTTGATCCTACGAACAATAACTTTGTAGATGTAAGTAAGTCTGGTGGTTATACGTCTACTACGTGGGATATAACTCAATTCGGGCCTGTTGTTATTACTGCTAACGGTAATGCAAAGCTACAGTCATATAATCTTTCTAGTTCTTCTCTTTTTGCTGACTTATCTGCTGATGCTCCTACTGCAAAGTACGTTACTGTTGTGCGTGATTTTGTTGTTGCTGCCAATGTTGCTGGAGCTGAAAGTACACTTTATTGGTCTGACATCAACAATGAGGCCAATTGGACTGCATCTTCGTCTAGTCAGTCTGACTCTCAGTTGCTTCCTGATGGTGGCGACATTACTGGTCTTTCTGGTGGCGAATACGGACTGGTTTTCTTGGAAAGAGCTATTTATCGGATGACCTATTCGGGTTCTCCGTTCTTCTTTCAATTTGATGCTATCTCACGCTCATTAGGCTGTATTGCTAATGGCTCTATCGCACAGTTATCAGATCAGACATACTTTTTAGCTGATGATGGCTTTTACGTGTGTAACGGTCAGAGCGTCACTCCTATAGGTGCTGAGAAGGTTAATCGCTGGTTCTTTGAGAATGTAGCTATTGACCAAGTTTCAACTGGGATGAGTGCTTCTGTTGATCCTATTCGTTCATTGGTTATATGGGTGATGCCTACTGCTTCTGGTAAGCAATTACTTATTTATAATGCAAAGCTAAATAGATGGTCTTTTTCTGACATTGATGTCAATTCAATTGCTTATGTATTAACTGCATCTGCTACGTTAGAGCAATTAGATAAGATCAGTATTACTCAGGGTTCTAATACGTTAGCAGGTACGTATACTCAGTCTGGTACGACTATTACTGTTACAGCGACTAATCATGGGTTGCAGACAGGTGGTTTTGTGTACTTTGATGCGACTACAGGTGGTGCTACTGATAACTTTTATCAGGTAACACGTACTGGAGCTAATACGTTTACTGTAACGTCTGCAACATCAGCGACTATTACAACAAGTGACTGTACGTTATCACTACCTTCTATTGATAATTTAACAGCTAGCTTTGATGATCGTGCGTATGCTGGTGGTAATTGGTTCTTAGCTGCTGTATCTGGTCAAAAAGTCTATGGTTTTACTGGTGATTTCCAGCCTTCTTATGTTTCTAGCCAAGATTTAGACTTAGGTCGTAGCTTAGTAACGCTTGCTAAACCTATAGTTGATAACGGTATTGGTAATGTTGCAATATCTAGCCGTGTTTTAATGAATGATGAGATTCAATATACTAGCTATGCTGCTCCAGATACGATAAATCGAGTTTCTTTGCGCTCTAATGGTAATTATCATCGAGTGAAAGTGCAGCCTACTGGTGCAGATTGGCGAACTATTGTTGGTGTTGATTTGGAATACTCTGTTTCAGGTGATCGATGACACAATTTCGTACTTTACCTCCATTTGGTGCTGACGATAGGTCAGTATCTGAGGTTGTTCGTGGTGTTATGGATGGTAAAACGAATAATACTGGCAGAATAACACTAGCTACAGGTAATACCACGACAACTACGCTATTTGATGAGCGTATAGGCTACGACAGCCTTATTTTCTTGGTTCCTGTATCTGCTGCTGCCTATACTGATTCGATGCCTTATGGAGCGTTTCAGGACTCTACGAACCAGACTGCTGCTAATACTGCGACTGCGTATGCTATTACATTAAATACAACTGACTACTCTAATGGAGTGTATTTATCCAATAACTCTAGGATGAACGTCAGGAATGCAGGTGTTTACAACTTGCAATTTTCTATCCAATTTAAGAATACGACAAATAGCAGCCAAGATATAGATGTATGGTTTAGAAAGAATGGAACAAATATAACGGCTTCTAATAGTCGATTTGGTATTCCGGCACGACATAGTTCGGGCGACCCAAGTCATTTTATTGGTGCATTAAATTACTTTATTGAATTAGCGGCAGGTGACTACATTGAGATAATGTGGAGAGTTACAGATACTGGCGTAACGATTGAAACATTTGCGGCAGGAACTAGCCCGACTAGACCGTCAGTACCTAGCGTTATTACTACGGTAAACTATGTTTCTCCTAATGCTTCATCTAATATATATGTTAGTAGTCAAGTACGAGGAAGTGCTACTCTGACACATTGGTCTAATAACACGGCAGATAAAACGTATGGCTATATTGTGGTGGGTTAATGGAGTATAGATATATTGCTCCACAAGAACTACGGAACTGGTGGGAAACGATTAAGCCAGCGTTAGAGAGAATACGGTCTAAAGGAAATACTGGATGGATAGTCGAGGATGTATATACAGACTGTTTTAATCAAAAAAGTATGCTATTTGTTGGTATAGAGAATAACCATTACAAGGGGTTCTTTATATTGCAGCCACTAGGTGAGACATTGCACGTATGGGCTGCTTATTCGTTAGAAAATAGTTATGATGTTGTCGAAAATGCCTTAAAATATATAAAAGGTATGGCTAAAGAAGCCAATGTTAAAAATATAACTTTTTCTAGTTTTCGTCGTGGGTGGGACAAAAGGGCGGCAGCGTATGGTTTCCGTCCTAAACAGTGGATTTGCGAGGTGTAATTATGGGTGGTGGCGGCGGTAGTCAAAATAGCAAAACAACTACGAGCATTGATCCAGAAATCAAGCCGTATGTTACCTATGGTTTAGAGGAAGCTAAACGTCTTTACACAAGTGGCACTCCATCTTTTTACCCTGGCAAGACTTATGTTCCTTCTTCTGAGTCTACTTTAGAGGGTCTACGTCAAGCAGAGTCTAGGGCATTGAGAGGCTCTCCTTTAATTGGGCAGGCTCAGGATGTTGTAACGTCTCAGATGGGTTATACAAGCCCATACGCTAAACAAATTCAAGACTTAGGGATGTCTGCTGCTGATCCTAGTTCAGCGTTCTATCGTTCAATGATGGAAGGTATGCCGGAGTCTGAGGCTCTTGGTTTGGCTAGAAGGACAGCTACAGGCCAGTATTTAGAGCCTAGTCCATTCCTACAGGGCGCATTAGGTCAAGCTAACCGTTTGGCCTCTGAGTCTTATCAAGAAGGTCTGAGAGGTCTGCAATCACAGGCTGCTGCGTCTGGTCGTTATGGCTCTGGTGCGGCAGGACAGCAAATTCAAAAAGGCCAAGATGTATTTGCTAGGTCTTTGGCTGAACAGAATCAAAAAGCGTACCTTGAGAATTACTTGCAGGAACGTGCTAACCAAGAAGCTGCTATTAAGAGCTTAGGCACAATGGAACAGCAAGGTATAGCGAATAGGTTTGCTGGTGCTGGCGGGTTGACTGCTGGTCAGCAAGAAGCATTAAAGACTCAATTATCATCTTTAGGTGCTGCTCAAGGTATTAATGCGGCTGACTTGGCAAGACAATATCAGGCGGCTACGGCTGCTCCTGGTATGGCTGAGTTGGACTATGCTGATATTGATAAGCTGTTAAAAGTAGGTACAGCTAGAGAAGGTCAATCAGCAGCAGAATTGAAAGATGCAATGGATCGTTATAACTTTGAGCAGAATTTGCCTTACGCAAAACTTTCTCAATTTGCTAATTTGTTTAGTTCCGTTCCTCAAGGTGGAACAGTTACTAGTACAGCTACACCATCAGGGGGTAAATAATGGGTGATCCAGTTACAGCAGGAATGGCTGCTAGTGCTTTAGGTGGCACTGGAATGGTTAGTGCAGGTGCTTTACCTGGTATTGTTGGCGGTATGGGTGCATTAGCTCCAGCTATCAATCCAGTATCTGCTAGTTTATTTAGTGGAATGTCTATGCCAAGCACAATTATGGGCTTAGGTAAGGATATTAGCGCACTTAATACATTTATGAACCAAAACCCTGTCACATCTCGATTGGGTATGCAAGTTGCTAGTGACTTAATGCAAGGTGCTGCTCCAATTCAAATGCCAGGCGGAGTTCCTGTGTCACGTGGACAGATACAGCCAGCAGACTTTATGAGCCTATTAAATCCTCAACAGTCACAAGTTATTCGTCCGCAATCTATTTCATTACTGGGGTAATGTATGGCTATTTCTGATTACATTCCTAATATATTTGGTCAGCAAGGGCAGATGTATGAGGGTTTGTTAAGCCCACAAGATATGTCTGGATTGTCTCAGCGTTCTAATATTGCAGGACTATTAGGAACTGCTGCCGCATTGGCTAGTGGGGTGAGTAGGCAAGGCCCTAGACGATCTGCATTGCAAAACATTATCGGTGCTTTGGGTGCTGGTTATGGTGCATCAGGTCAGGCATTTCAAGGTGGTATAGAGCAGATGGCTAATGCTCAAAAGCTAGCTCAGATGAAATTAGAGTCACAAAAGTTAGCTCAAACTCAGCAAGCAATCAATACGTTAATTAACGACCCACGTATAGCAAATGATCCTTTAAAGGTTGCGTATATACGTTCTAATCCTAATGAAGCGTTAAAACTTTATTCTGAGCTATTGCCATTACAAGAAGCTATGGCTCCTAAGGCAGCTCCTAGTGTAGCCCCTAGTATGGCTCCTGAAGCTCCTGTTGCGCCACAGATGGCTGAAGGTAATGTATTGCCAGGTCAGGTTGTAACGGCAAAGCCATCAAGAGAGTCTGGTTTAGTTAATCAAAGAGACGTATTAATTAACCAAATTCAAACATTCTCTCAACCTCAGTTTTTAGGAAATTCTAAAGCTGAAAAAATTATTGAGTCTGCAAATAAATCATTAGAGACAATTAATAAGCAATTAGATAGAGCTTCTGTTGAGTCTTATGACTTTAAGTCAATGATGAACACAGTGCCTCCAGCATTTAAGCAACGAGTATTGAATTTGCAGCAACTTGCTGAGACTGGTGCTATTGGTGCTAATGACTTATCACAACGACTGCAATCTATAGAAAAAGATGCAATAGATTTTGTATCTAAGAAGCAAGATTATACTAATCAAGATCGTCGTGTAGCTGCTGGTTTATTCCAAGGCAAGCCGATAGAGGAGCTTAATCCTATTGAGTTGATGCAGCTTGAGAATAAGCTGTATGAGATGCGTATTGCTGAGAAAAAGGCAGGTGCTACTAATATCAATATGCCTACTGAGTCTGAGCGTACTGCTGGATTCCTTACTAGTCGATTGCAAGGTTCTCTTAGCCAGCTTCGTGCGGTTACTGGGCAATCTCCTACAGCTGCATCTCCTAATATTGCGGCTGAGGCTGTAAAACTTATAACTGGTTCAGATTACCTTAAAAATCTTGCTAACCCTGAAACACGTCAGCAGGTTGAGGCTGCACAACTAGAGTTGCTAGATGCTGCATTAACTCTTGGTACTGGTGCTGCATACACTAAAGAACAGTTATTGAACTATCAAAAATCTTACTTCCCACAATTAGGTGATAAGCCTGGTGCGATTAAAGATAAGACAGATCGTTTAAATAAATTGTTGGAGTCTGCACAAATTAAAGCAGGGAGATCAGCTCCTACTGAGAGACCAGCATTTGATATTGATTCCGCTATTAAGCAAGAATTAGAACGTAGGAAAGGAAAGAAATAATGGACTTTTCTAGTGTTTCTACTAAAGACTTAGAGTACGCCAAGCAAGGGCAATGGGATAAGGTATCAACCAAGGGCTTAGAGGCTATGGCTGCGGCTAGGGGTATGACTACACAGGATCAGCCTTCTGCTATGGCTCCTGTGCCTTATTCTCCTGTTGCTGAAACCATACGTTCTGCTGCTGGCGGTCTTACCTTTCAATCTGCTGATGAGTTAGAGGCTGCACTGCGTAGTGGATCAATTAGTGGCCCTGAATACACAAAGATACGCGATCAACTTAGAGCGCAACAAGGTCAATTCCGTCAAGAAAGGCCAGGACAAGCATTAGCCGCTGATATTGGTGGTTCTTTGATTGCTCCTATAGGTGCGATTACAAAGCCTATAACACGAGGATTAGGTATAGGTGGTGATGTTGCGCTAGGTACTGGAATGGGTGCTGCTACTGGTATAGGAATGGCTCCTACAATGGAACAAGCTCCAGAGGAAGCAATAAAAGGCGGTTTAATGGGTGGTTTGTTTGCTGGTGGTGCAAGTGGCGCAGGTAGATTATTAGCTCCTAATATACGTCCTGAAGCTGCTGCATTACGTGAGCAAGGCATCCCAATGACACCAGGTTCGGCTTTTGGTGGCAGGATTCAACAATTAGAACAGTCGGCTGAGAGTATTCCTGTTCTTGGTCGTATTGTTACTGGTGCTAGAGAAAAACAATTTCAAAAGTTCAATGAAGCTGCATACAATAAAGTATTAAGTAATCTTGATCCTAAGTTAAAAGTTCCTGCTAATGTTGGCGGTAGAGATGCATTTAACTTTGTAGAGTCACAAATACAAAAGCAGTATGACGCTGTAGTTCCTACTTTGAGAATTCAATATACACCAAGAGTTGAGCAATCTTTTGATGCGATAAAGAAGCGTTATTCTGGCACTAAATTACCTGAAGATTTGCGTAAAGGATTTGAGTCTTATGTAGATGGCTTAAAGATTGATTTTTCTGCTACTCAGGTAATGAATGGACGTAGAGCACAAGCTATTAAGCAAGACTTAGGTGATATGGCATCTGCTTACTCGCAAGAGACAGGTGCTAATAAGTTGCTAGGCAGTGCTTATCGTGATCTACAAGGTTTATACATGAACCTAATGAAGAATCAAAACCCTGCTGCTGCTAAGGATCTTAATAAAGCAGATTCAGCATACCGTGACTTTGTTAGAGTTCAAACGGCTGTTGCGAAAACACGTGGCGAAGAAGGTGTATTTACTCCTGCCCAATTAGAGTCTGCTGTACGCCAAGCTGATCGTTCTGTTCGTAAAGGAGCGTTTGCTAGAGGTGCTGCTCCTATGCAGGATTTATCTGGTACTGGTGTGAGTATATTAGGGACTAAAGTTCCTGATAGTGGCACTGCTGGTCGTGGCATGACTGCTGCGTTAGCTACCGGAGGTGCTTCTATGATTGATCCTCGTATGGCTGCTTTAACTGGATTAGCTACATTGCCTTATTTTGGTGCTGGTGAAAAATTAATGTTTTCTCCAAGAAACCCAACATTTTCAGAAGCAGTTCAAAGGGCTAGAGCTGCTAGTCCATTCGCAATTCCTGGCTTGCTCGGATTAACTCAATAGGTGCAACATGGCAAAGAATAAAATATCTGAATGGAGTAATGTTCCTTCAAATAACACTGATGTTGGTGATATTAATATTGCGGAAGGTTGTGCTCCTAGCAATATAAACAATGCGCTACGAGAAATTATGGCGCAAGTTAAGGATATGCAAACCGGAGCAGATGCTGATAACTTCGTTGTTGGCGGTGCAATGACTTGTACAGGTGCTGCTGTATTTTCTAGCACTGTATCTATCGGTACTGCTTTAGCGGTTACTAGTGGTGGTACAGGTTTAGCTACTCTAGCTGCTGGTGATATTCTATATGCCAGTGGTGCGAATACTTTAGCTAAATTGGCTACTGCTAGCACGACAACTAGCGTTCTATTGTCAGGTAATACGGCTCCTACGTGGGGTAAGGTTGCTTTAGCTTCTGCTGTATCTGGAACATTACCAGTTGCTAATGGCGGTACAGGTCAGACATCAGCATCTGCGGCTATTAATGCGCTTGTGCCTACTCAGACAAGTAATTCAGGTAAGTATCTAAAGACAGACGGTACTAGCGTATCGTGGGAAGATGTCACTGCTGGCGGTGTAGGAACGGTTACAGAGGTTCAATCTGGTAACGGTATGAACTTCACCACAATCACAGGCACTGGTGCTGTGACGATGGGTACTCCTAGCACGTTGACTAGTTCTACTTCAAATGCAGTTACAGCGACATCTCATACTCATGCAGTTACTTTCCCAAATACAATAACAAGCGTTAATGGTGCTTCTACTGGAGCTATAACAGTAACTTATGCTATTAATGCTAGTGCTGAATATGGTGCTGTTGGAACGTATGCTTTCTTGGCTTTAGTAAATACGGCTGGTATTATCGAAGGTGGAACATACGCAGGAGCTGATTTACGTCCTGCTGGTTTGCATACAGCATCTACAACATTCCAGAACGACACAACAGCAAACAGTGATCTTACTAATGGCTCTACTGCGCTTAGTGGCACTTGGAAGGCTATGGGTAGGTCTAATGCTTCAGCTTCAACTCGTTATAGAGCGACATTGTTTCTTAGAATCTCATAATGCAATACAGAAACCCTGTTTACACTGCTGATGGAAGAATAAATTGCGAGATAAACCATAATTATTATGGTTGGATTCCATTTACTGCTGATGCTAACGATATTGAAAATCATGGTAAAGAATTATTTGATGCCATATTAAAAGATGGTGGCGTTAAAGATTATGAAAAACCAGACAATTTAAGTGAAATAGTTAAAGCAGAAAGAGATGCTTACATGGAAAAGATTGAACTTACAGATCAGCAGATAGACCATATCGCAGAGAAAGCAGCCGAGGTAGCTTTTAAGAAGATATATGAGGAAGTGGGTCGCTCTGTAGTTAAAAAGATATTATGGATTGTTGGTGCTGGTGCTCTAGGTTTAATGTTCTGGATGGCTGGTAACGGTCAATTGCCTAAGTAAATGTGGATCCGTTTACACTTCTTGCGCTTGCGAATGCTGCTGTTAGTGCCTGTAAACAAGGCTGCAAGTTATATAAAGATATTAAAGGTGCGGCTGGAGACGTTAAGGAAGTCTTAGATGATTTAAAAGTTCAATTTTCTAAGATACCTAACCCTAGTAACCAGCAAAAAATACAGTTTAACGAAGAAGTACAGAGGGTTCAGCATATAGCTAAGGCTGATCCTAACGATACGATTACTCAGATTGGCGACCATTTAGGTAAGTTCTTTGATGTATTAGACCAGATTGAAAACATATTCTGGAATGAAGAAAAGAACGCTAAACAGGTATACAAGGGTGAGTTATCGGTTAGTCGTAGAGCACTTCAGAGAGTATTGATTAGATCGCGTTTAGACCAGCTACAAGCCGAGATCAGAGAGGAGATGGTGTATAACACTCCTCAAGAATTAGGCGACTTATGGACTCGTTTTGAGAAGATGCGTGATAAAGTATTAGCAGAGCAGAAAGTAGCAAAAGATCAAGAATTAAGAGATATACAAAAAGCCGAAGCTAAAAAACGCAGAATGATTAGGGAGATAAAAGAACAGATTACCTATTTTGGTGCTGTTCTTTTTGTCACATTATGGCTAGTAAGCGTCCTAGTGATGATAAGGATGAGCCACACGTACCGTGGACTCTCTTGGTATGTTTATTAGTAATGGCTTTGGTTTTTGTCATTGCTTTGCCTATAGTGGGCATTACGTTAATGGATGCCAATAACGCTACGAATGCTGCGTTGACTGAAGTTAGGCGTATGCGTGAACTACGATTACAAATACTGAAGGAAAGAGATGATTACCGTCAGTCAGTTGAAACAACTACTCCCTAAAAATCCGTATGTCGAGCACTGGCATCATGCCTTAGAGCAGTTATTCCCCGATTACGATATTAATACGCCTAAACGTATGGCTGCTTTTATCGCTCAATGTGCTCATGAGTCTGGTGGTTTTATGGTTCTTAAAGAGAATCTAAACTACAAACCAGCAACACTACGAAAAATCTTCCCTAAATATTTCCCGACTGATGAATTGGCTAATAAGTATTGCTCAAAGCCTAATAAACAGGAGGCTATTGCAAATCGTGTTTACGCTAGTCGGATGGGGAATGGTGACGAGTCTAGTGGTGATCCTGCTCGTTGGATTGGCAGAGGTCTTATCCAGCTTACTGGTCGTTCAAATTATCAAGCGTTTGCTGATTCTTTAGAGATGAACATTAACGATGTACCAGAGTATCTAGCCACGTTTGAAGGTGCTGCTCAGTCTGCCTGTTGGTTTTGGGAGACGAATAAGCTAAATCAATGGGCTGATGCTGGTGATATTCTTACATTAACTAAGCGTATTAATGGGGGCACAATTGGACTCGAAGATCGTAAAAAGCACTATGACCATGCTTTGCATGTGCTTGCTGCTTAATGCTTGTCAGGATAGATTTCGATATAAGTGTCAAGACCCTGCTAACTGGGAGGCCACAGATTGTAAGCCACCTATATGTACAGCTACGCAAACCTGCCCTGACGATGTAACTAAACCTGAGAAGGTGGCTAAATGAACGAGGAAAGTCTAAACGCCTGGCTAAAGTTTGCTATCGGTATCTGCTTTTGCATGATCCTAATGATGATGGCTAGTCTGTCTATGTACAGCGTGGTATTTGTAACTCAGCCTATGAGTGGCATGGCTCCAGCAGATAAGCAGTTCTTCCTGTTGCTATCAGATATGTCTAAGTACATTCTCGGTGCTTTGGCTACGTTGATCGCCGTTAAGGGTAAGGATCAGTTCGTACCGCCTAATCTAACGACTCCTAAAGAGCGTGAAGATGCTATGAAAGGTGAGTCTAAACCTGCTCCTGTAATGACAACTACCACAACTGTAGTACGTCAAGAGCCATCATTAGAATCAGTATCATCTGCTCCTATAGTAAGTATGGGATTTGGCGGTAAACCTGCTCCACCTGCTGCACCACAACCGGAGATTTAATTATGCGATTTAATGTCAGTGTACTAGTACTATTAGCTGCGTTTAGTGCTAATAGCTATGCAGGTGGGGAACTAAAGAAGGTTTGCCACGATGAAAAAGGTAAACAAGTCTGTAAAACTATCAAGGTTCATAAGAAGCTCGAAGGTACTAAAGTTCCTACTAAATGAACCCATACTTTATAGCTGGTACTGTTCTAGCGGTGGCTTGTGCTTATGGTGCAGGTCACTGGCAGGGCGACACAGCAGGTCAGGCTAAGGTACAAGCTCAATGGGATAAAGAGAAGGCTAAGTTAGCAGAGGAGTACGCTACTAGCGTATCTTTAATGCGTGAAAAAGAGCAAGTAATGCAAGGTAATGCAGACAAGCTACGAGAGGACAAGAACCGTGAACTTAGAGAGGCTAATGCTCGTAATACCGCTTTGCTTAACAGCTTGCAGCACCGTCCAAACCGCACCGAGAGTAGTGGAGTGTCCCCGACTGCCAGCAATGGAACAAACGGCTGTACCGGAAAAGAGCTTTACCGAGAGGATGGGGCTGTTCTTATCGGGATCGCTAGAGAAGCAGACGAACTCAGAATCAGTCTCAAACAGTGCTACTTCCAATACGAAACCATTAGAAAAGAAATGAATGGCAAAAATCCCTGATGACTGTATGCCAGCGTGTTTATCATGTGCTTTCTTTGAAATTGAACCTAAAGACGAATTAGGTATATGTAGACGTTATCCTCCTTTATTGTTACAAATTGACAACGAATATGACAGTTGCTATCCTGTTACTGAACGATCTGATTGGTGTGGCGAATTTATACGGAAAGTAAATTAACATTATGTTGAAAGTTCCAGAAGATGAGTTTATCGCGTTATGGGATAAGTACGGTTCAGCATCAAAGATAGCAAAAATATTAGATATTGGAGTGAGGTCAGTTTATTCTCGGCGTAAGGAAATTGAGAGACGCACTGGTAAAACGCTTATATCCACTGATCCTCGTTTCGGTAACTTTACGATCACATACCCTGGTAATGGGGTTAGAGCTAAAGCAGAGATAGATAACGGTGTGATTATGGTGGCTTCAGATTGCCACTATTACCCTGGGATTATATCAACGGCTCATAAGGCATTTGTTCATTTAGCAAAAGAACTTTCCCCTAAATTGCTAGTAATGAACGGAGACGTATTTGATGGTGCATCAGCAAGTCGGTATGATCCTATAGGCTGGCAACAAACCCCAACAGTAAAGCAGGAACTAGAGGCTTGTCATGATCGTCTATCAGAGATTGAGGAAGCGTCTAAGAGTGCTATCTTGCACTGGACATGGGGCAACCACGATATGCGGTTTAACACTCGTCTAGCGTCTCAGGTAGGTGCTGCGTTTGAAGGTGTTAAAGGCTTTAATCTATCGGATCATTTCCCACGATGGAAGTTCTCGACTAGCCTGATGGTCAATGAACACACAATGATTAAGCATCGATGGCATAACGGTATTCATGCTGTGTATAACAATACAATGAAGTCTGGTACGTCTATCGTTACAGGGCATTTACACAGTTTGAAGGTTACTCCGTGGACTGACTACAATGGTAGTAGATACGGTGTAGATACAGGAACTTTAGCGAATATAGATGATCCTGGCTTTGACTATGCGGAGGATAACCCTAAGAACTGGCGATCAGGTTTTGCTGTCCTTACCTTTTGGGAGGGGAAGCTCATGCCACCAGAACTGTGCGAGGTTATCTCCGAGGGCTTAGTATACTTCAGAGGACAGGTGATTCAGATTCCTTAACGAAGATACCAGCAGCGTTCATGTGACCTTTACGGTTCTTAATTTCCTCATACGAGAACTTTAAGCAGCTAGTTAAGGTTACATTTTCCAAAGCAGCAACATTAATAAGGCAAACAAGAACATCGCCAATTCCGTCAATAATTGCCTTACGGTCGCGGCTGATAAGTGCTGTGTGGAGTTCATGCATTTCCTCCTGAGCTTTACGATATTGGGCTATAGAAGTGCTATTCGGTATGATTCCTCTGGCTTCACTCCACCGGATAACGTCCATTTCAGTCTGATTCCAGCTCATTTACTCTCCTTTTAGATAGTGCATCATCTCAGCGTTCATTTTAGCTTGCGCCCATTTCTGTGGCCCTGATAGCTGCATTAACGCTAATGAGAATTGCACAAAGTTATTAAGTTTTTCTAGTTCTAGTTCGTCAACTTCACCGCGACGAATACCTTCAATTACGTTAATGATGCCAGTGCGATTACCGTCTATTACTGCTTGCCAGTCATAGTCTATTTTATTCTTAGGCATTTTTTTCTTTCAGTTTTGCTTCAATGGCTCTAGCAAAAGACAAATTACTGTCCCATGCTGCATTAATTTCTTCATCCGTCAGCCCTACCCATTTGCGCTGTGGTGAGGCGGTGTAGAGTGGTGTGGGAATTTCTTCAGACGGTAATCTGTCTCGCATTTTCCACCGGATATAACACTGACCTTCATCTGGATTAAACACTTGTCCAAAATTATCCATAAATGCCACCGGCTCCGGTTCAGGCTGCGCTTCTTTGCGTGTAAGAGTAATCATAATTGTTCGCCATTATTTTCTGAAATTACATTCATATTTTGCAATGCAGCATTACGGTACAGCTTTGCCATAAGAGTCTTAACGTCAGCAGCTTGCCCTGATTGATTCTTATAAATGCTTTCAGTCTTATGCTCAGAGCATGGTTTACACATCCAGCGTCCACTAGTACGAGTCTTGCGGAATACTCCACCTTCAATTTCTCTTGTGCACTGGCAACTAGTACAGAATTTAGTATTCATTTACATATTCTTTCTTTGGCTTCTTTAATATTAGAGTTCATTAACCAAGAGGCACACTGAGAATCCACAGCAAGGGCATTAAAACCGTCTCTGTAGCCTTTTTTATAGGCTAGCTGTACCTTATCAGTCACCATGCTAGAAAACAGCCATATAGCCCCTAAAGTCGAAACAATAAATATTAATATTTTCATAATAGTTCACGTATTTCCTTAATTGACATCTCAAACGTCTCATGTATTCGTAAAATCATATCTGCGGAAACGCTAACTTTACCGCTACGTATCTTGCTTATTGTCGGTGCTTTTGTTTTTAATAAACGACTAAGTTCAGCATCATTTTTTACAGAATAGCGTTCTTTAATGGTGTCGAGCAATTTCATAGTTTTCCTAGAATAAAAAGACAGGAGCCGAAGCCCCTGTTAAAGCCACGGAGGAGTGTGGCTGCGAGATCATACTCTAAAAGTTGCTTGCTAGAAAGGAATTTCCTCGTCAGGATCAACCGCTACTACAGGCTTATTGATGGGCTTAGGTGCTGCATCACCTTTAGGACGTACCGATAAACTAAAGAACTTCTTAGAGTCTTTCTTAGACTCTTTAAGCCATCCTGAGAGCCAGTAATCAGTGCCAGCTACATTAACGCTACCTGAGTAGTCAGGATGATTCTCAGAAGTTTTATTCTCGTTCCGATATAAAACGCCACGGTCAGTATTATCAAATTCAGTCATATTTATTTCCCTATTGAAAACTTCTTAATTGCACTACGCTCTTTACTATCTAACCTACTCCAGAATGCTGTCTTTGTATCTGCATCAAAAAACTGTGTATTAATAAAGTCTAATGCTCCTTGAATATCATTATCTTTAATAAACACACGGACGTGCATTGCTGTGCTTTCTAGCCACTCTTTAGTTTCATCATCTAAACTGTCATAAACGTCAACGGTAATTGGCTTGGCTGACTTAGGATCATCTTTCTTAATCGTAGCGTCTACTGCATCGTGTTCGGTTATCTCTAACGCATTGAGCATTAGGTAACGACGTAAATACGTATGCATACTTCCTAAAGCCTGGATAGGTGGTGCTTTGCCTGATCCAGCTTCTGCTGTAGGACTGCTGAAAATAATAACTCCACCAAACTCTGCATCAAATATACGTAATGTAGCTACACCATTGCTAATGTTAAAAACTGAGCATAGTCCTAGATTGTCAAAGATTGTATTAATGCTAGGTAGAAAGTCTGATAACTCAAAGTATTTAAAGTTAGCAAACGAGTTAAATCCTGACTTTTTTAATGGTAATTCTTGCAATATAACTCTGGCTTTTTGTAACTTGCTATATACACGCCACTGCTGTTGCTCGTGCTGCTCTTGTAATTGATAGTCGTTATTCATATTAGCTTTCTATTTATTTGAATTTTTTATACTGAACCACATTGGTAGATTGTGTTTTCTCAATAGTAGATATTTTTGTGCTCTCCTTTTCCATTTGTTTACGAATTTTATTGAATGTCTTTTTAATATCAGTCTTAGCCGAAATAACATAGTCAGTTTTATATAAGATGTTTTTGGTATCTTTCATAGTGACCCTGCAATGATGTATAGAAGAACTATTATTACACCACACAATACTGGTCGTCTAGCAAAGAAATCATTAGTGTTGAGCAATTTATTCATAGTTGTCATTCGATTCTAAAATATTAACTAATTCGTGGATTTCTCTAGGTGCGATCATTAGTGCTTCGTAAGCTATCCCTAGTATTTCTTGTTCTTCAGACGTTTTAGGCTTGTTCTCTAAGTTCTCAGCTAGTAGTCGCAAGGCATAAACAATCTCAGCTATTTGCCAGTTGTGCATATTACTTATCATGGCGATTCTCCCACTGCTGAGTTTTCATATCTTGGTTGTAGTTCCACAGATCACTACTAGTCAATGTGTCATCTACTCTCTTGGAATACTTAGCTTGGTACGAAATCATACGGGCTATATGTGCGCTAATACCTGCTGACATAACTACTGGATCATGCCTGTAAGTCGCCCAGATTATTAAAAATTCATTCAGTGATTCACGCATCTCACCATCGGTAAAGTCTTGCGTAAAGTCATCAGGAGTTTTATTTAATATGGATTGCAATGCATCTTGTTCAAATTCGTAACGATTCATAGTATTCTCCTAGTTAATTAATATTGTGTTGCAGCGAAGAAACTATAGCGCATCATAAACTTGTATGTCAACAACTTTTTAAAATAAATTATGTACCAACCTAGAAAAGACAGTCGCAGAGAGAAAGTGTTGCAAATTGTCAACGAATCAGGTGGGATTACTGCTGAACATATTCTTAAACTACATGGAACGATGGGTTTTCTTAATGTTTGGGCGATAACTACTGAGCTTAGGAAATTGGCAAGATATAGGTGCATTAACCAAATAGGTAATGTATTCTTCTCAGTTGTTCAAGAAAAGCCAGTATATAAAGCTGATCCTAAAGACTTAGTTCCTCCGCGTGAGGCTATGCCATTTACGCCATTGAAAACATTTCCACCTACTATAAGCCCACGAGGTCAAGCAATTGAAAGACGCCACTTCAAAACCTGTAAGTCAAACGTCAGATTCCAAAGAGAAAACGACTTATAACTTCAACATACAAATGTGTCCAGGTTGCAAAAGGACACGATCTGCAATACAGTTTGTAAATTCTAAGATATGCCGGACTTGCAAAAAGCGAGGCATTTCGATATAGTCAAGGGGATTGGCTAGAGTAGCTCTCGAAAAGACGATTTATCACCGTCCTGCCTTATCCCACCTTTTGTGATAACTACCCGATGATATAGGGGCATACATGACACTCATTCCAAAGAACTGGAATACCTTCCAGCATTATCGCGACCGTTGTCCTCCGTGGATAAAGTTGCATCGAGAACTCCTAAACGACAAACAATATATGTGCTTGCCAGTTGCTAGCAAAGCGATAGCACCACTGCTTTGGCTGCTTGCGGCTGAGTCAAAAAATGGTGAATTTGACGCTAGTATCGATGAGTTGTCATTTAGACTACGCATGACAAATAAAGAAGTAGAGCAAGGACTTAAGCCATTGATTGATAAGGGCTTTTTTGTTGATGCTAGTACCATGCTAGCACTATGCTTGCAAGATGCTATACCAGAGACAGAGACAGAGAGAGAGGAGAGAGAGAGACAGAGCAAATTAAAGCATGATGTAAAAAAAGGATTTATTGAATTCTGGAAACAATATCCTAGAAAGATAGCAAAGCCTAATGCTGAAAAAGCGTGGTTTAAAATTAATCCTGATCTTGAAACTTCACAAAGAATAATTCGTGCTATTTCTGAACAAAAACTTCTTGGTAGAGAAGAACAATTTATTCCGCATCCAGCTACTTGGCTCAATGCTAAACGATGGGAAGATGAAGTTACATCCACTCAAAAGCCATTGATGGGGTGGAAATGATAGAGAACATACTCAGCCGCCTAGAGAAAGTTAAAGGTCGTAACGGAGCCTACATAGCTTGCTGCCCTGCTCACATGGATAAGTCTCCTAGCCTAGCGATAAGAGAAGTTGATGATGGTCGTATCTTATTGAAATGCTTTGCGAACTGTTCCATCCAAGAAATCATGGGTGCAATAGGGATGGATATAAACGATCTGTTCCCTAACGTAAATAAAGACTTGCCTCCAGTTAAGAAAAGATATTATGCTTCAGACTTGCTTAAAGTTATTGAGTTCGAGGCTTTGGTTGTATCGGTAGCAGCTTATTCAATGTCACAAGGCAAAAAACTATCAGAGGTCGATAGAACTAGGATGAAAACAGCACACGACCGAATTATGGAGGCAGTTAAATATGTCGGATAATATTTTTGCAATAGCGGAACGACTTTACGACGATCGCAATATTATCAAGTCTCAGAACATTGATGTTGATAAGTACCTTAAAGGAACTGATCTATCGGCACAGGTTAAATCAGCGGCTACATGGTTAGATGAGATATACCAGAACTACATTGATCCAGAGCAGACAGCAGATGCCGTTATGCCATGGCCTAAGACACACGCAGACGTTAAATTTAGGTTAGGTGAGGTTACGGTATACGCAGGTGGTAACGGAGGCGGTAAGTCTCTTGTAACAGGTCAGATTGCATTAGGATTGATTAAGCAAGATAAGAAAGTATGCATTGCTAGTTACGAAATGAAACCTGTAACTACCATCGTTAGGATGCTAAGGCAGTTTGCTGGTGAGAATATTAGTGTGCCATTAACTCACGATAAGGAAGGATACATTCGTGGGCTTTTAGGACGTTTTACGGGATTTATTGACGAGAACTTATACCTTTACGATCAGCAAGGTTCTACGACTGCTCAAAAAACTATAGCAATGGCTAGGTACTGTGCTGTTGAGTTAGGGATACAGCATATTTTTATCGACTCGTTAATGAAATGCGTAAGTGGTGAAGATGCGTTAAACGAACAGAAATCCTTTGTTGATGAGCTTTGTGCATTGGCTAGAGACCATAACGTACATATCCATCTGGTTCACCATATCCGAAAGTTGCAGTCAGAGGAGATACAGCCTGGCAAGACTGACTTAAAAGGTTCAGGATCAATTGCTGATCAGGTAGATAACGTGTTCTTAGTTTGGAGAAATAAGAAGAAAGAGAACGCTCGTAGGAACAATGAGGACTATGACGAGAAGCAGCCAGATATGTTTCTAATGTGCCAAAAGCAGCGTAATGGTGAGGCTGAGGAGTTTTATGGATTGTATTTCGAGCACAACAGCCAGCAGTTCATTGAGGTGCAAGGTGGACAGCCGATAGACTTTGATAACCGTGGGGCTTTTCGTGCATGATACGCGCAGCTATATTAGAAGATGTTCCATACATTATAAGTTTGTCAAAAAAGGAAAGTCTTTCTCTTGGTTTTATTCCTAGTCCAGCTTATACAGCAGCAATTACAGGTCATAAATCAGGTAAACGATGGAGCACTACCTGTAATGACAAAATATTTGTATGTGAAGAAAATGGCGATTTAGTTGGATTTGTAATGTTTAGCTACGGGAAAATATCTAAATGTAATCAAATTTGTATACAAGAAGATGCTAGGTTAATTGAACGTGGTAAAGCATTGTTATCTGCTGCAATCAGTCATGGCAATTTGGTAGGTAGAGAGGATTTTGCTTGTGGTTGTGCTGATGATCTAGCAAGTAACTTTTTCTGGACTCAAATGGGTTGGGTAAAAATAGGTGACAGAAAAGGAATAAGCCATAAAAACACATGGAAAGAAACCAGCAAGCGAAAGATTAATATTTATCGTTTTCAAACTAATAGTTTATTTATAACTGATTTTGGTTTAATTATTCCAAAGCAAGGTGAAACAATTGCAATTTTATAATTATGGATAACAGCGAACTACATAGGCATCGGTGTGAAGTTCGTCAAATATTAAAGTGGCGTACTGCTGATCGAAACAAAGCTATTGAGTATCTATCTATTGTCCTTAAAAAACGCGGAGATAGAACGGCTCAGTTACTAGAGAAAGATTGCAGGGAACAATGGCAGTTAGGAAATCGTGGAGATGAAGGGTTATGGATATGAATGCAGATAGTGAAGAAATTATTCGTCTTGCAGTAGAGCATGGTGCTCGATGGAAATATTATACGACAGTAGACGTAAAATTTACAAAAGATGACCCGCCGTGTTTAGCAAGTTTTGTATTTAGTCGTGATGAATTATTAGAGTTTGCTTTAACAATTATCTCGAAAAAAAATAATGAAGCAATTAAAGCAGTGCAGAATGAGCGCAAGGAATGTGCAAAAATATGTGGAAGGATTGCAGATGCTCATAATGTGATTGAGGCAAATAGTGCGATGCAGTGTTATAAAACTATTCGTGCAAGGGGATGTTAATGGTTTATAAAAAAGTAGATAACAACCAGACACAAGTAGTTAAAGCGTTACGCGATATGGGTTGTACAGTACAGCACTTGCATGAGGTAGGAAAAGGTTGTCCAGATATTATCGTAGGATTTAAAGCTAGAAATTTCTTGCTTGAGATCAAGGATGGTGATAAAAAGGTACTTACTCCAGATCAAGTTAATTGGCATAGGCTCTGGAAGGGTCAAGTAAATGTAGTCACAAGTGTAGATGATGCTAAAAACTTAATATGGAAACTATCAGATGAATATCGATCCCCACGAAGCGATTAATTTTATGATTAAAAATGCGGCTGCTTATGCTCAGGCTAAAGCAGAAGTTGTTTACTTAACTGAACATAGAAAGACGGTTAAGGCTATTGGATTTCAGCGCAGTCTGAAAAATACGATGGCTGACAAAGAGGCAGACGCATATACTACAGTTGAGTACGCTACTTGCGTAGAGGGGCTTAGAGAAGCCGTAGCAGAGGCAGAGAGGTTACGTTGGATGCTGGTTGCTGCTCAGGCTCGGATTGATTGTTGGCGGTCGATGGAAGCGTCGAATCGTGCTGTTGAAAGAGCGACTTTGTGAACGGATCAAATTTCTCCTCGTCGTATAACAGCCATTCGTCAGCGTCATCGTCGAAGTACATCCAGACACAGGCTTCGTTATCGTATTTCCAGACTATGCCGTCATCATCCATCTGCATGAGTTCGACTTCTTCAGCCTCAAACCAGAAATCTTGACCATCGATAGATATGCCGTACATAGCAGCCTCCATGGAGAAATAGTAGCAAACTTAAATGAAATTTACGTTAATAAAGATAAAAACTATGAATAAAAATACTTTCCTAAATGACAATGTAATAGATGATAGCAATTTGGCACAATGCGATTACTGTGGGTTTGTTGAGGATTGGGATGAGATACCTAACGTCAGTGATCCATGGTCAGACGGAACGGTTACTTGCTGTCCTGAGTGCAACCAGGGTGAGACGTTTACTAGCTATAAAGCAGAAAAATGAAGAAAAGAGAAAAGCAATATCTATCTAAAGTAGCAGACATAGGTTGTATAATTTGCTATCGTTTAGGGTATGCAGGTACTCAGGCAGAGATACACCATATTCGTGGCTTAGGGCTAGGAATGGGTGTCAGAAACTCGCACGATAATGTATTGCCATTATGTCCAGAGCACCATCGAGGAAACACTGGGTATCATGGAATGGGGCGTAAAGCCTTTGAGCGCAAGTATGAGACAACTGAACAAGACTTACTTATTCAAGTAAAGGAAATGCTAAATGATGAAGAAATCGAAAGCTGCTAAGAAGGTAGCTAAGGTCATGACTGAGTTCGGTAAGGGTGAATTGCACTCTGGCAAAGGAGGCCCTGTAGTTAAGTCTCAACGCCAAGCAGTCGCTATTGCTCTTTCATCTGCTGGAGTTTCAAAGAAGAAGAAAAAAGGCTAAGTTCAAGTTTTTGATGTTCTGAATTTGTTAATACTTGTAGATTTTCAATTTTGTTATCTGTTGGATTGTTATTAATATGATGAACGTGTTCATGAAATTCAAGTTTGCGTCCTAAGTGCTGTTCCATTACGTATCTATGTTCGCGCACTTGTTTACCATTAACTCTAATAACAATGTACTTCCTTTGTTCTGTTTTACCTGCTCTAAGCATTAATGGGCTATTGTTTCTGGCTTTCTCTGAAATTTCTGGATGAGCAAGAGTGGTGCATCTACGAGAGCAAAATTTTGCAGTATTTTCTCTATTTTTTGCTGCATAAAACATAGTTCCACATTGCAAGCAGTTATAATTTTTGCCATTTTTACGTTTTTCTGCTCTTGCTTTTCCATGTATTAAAGCAACATGTTTTGATGAGCAAGAACGAGAACAAGATTTAGTTGTTTTTCTTGATGGAATAAATTCTTTATCACAAGAGATACATTTAATTGGTTTCATGATAGCAATTGCAATGAGTTATAATAGCCATAGTGTATACTGAGGATGATTATGAAACAAGGTCTATATAGTAATATTGCAGCCAAGAAAAAGCGCATAGCTGAAGGTTCTGGTGAAAAGATGCGTAAGCCAGGTACTAAAGGTGCTCCGACTAAGGCTGACTTTAAAGATGCGGCTAAAACCGCTAAAAAGGGGAAAAAATGAAAGGTATGAAATCTTGTCCAAAATGCAAGGGCGGTGAATGTAAGGGTGGTAAGAATTGCATGATGGAAGGTAAGGAAGAAAAGAACGGCAAGAAGGGTGGCAAGATTGAGATTGAGATTTCATTGCCTATGCGCGGTTCACG